TGTTGAATTCGGTTTTAACCACTAGGGTTTCCAACGCTATGCGATGGGAATCTCCTAACACCGATTTGGCTTTTATTTCTGTATTGGCATCAGGAGATTATAAGAATATCAGTAAATATTTCCCAGTACAGCATTTTCCCGCTACTCCTGCGCAAGTTTTGTACCGTACCCCTAACGGGAATGTAACAAAAACGTATACCAAAGCTTCACCAGAACCAGAAATTTGTGTTGCTGGTGTGAGCCCTTATTCGGGTCATACATACCACTTGGAATATGATACTTTCAAAGGATTGTGTGGTGCTCCACTGATCTCATTGGGCACGAATAAATGCTTAGTGGGTGTACACTTAGCAGGAAGAACACCTAAAGATACTTTTGGAGCTTGTTCTATTATCCTTCAAGATGAAGCGCTAGTGGGCATACACTATTTACGTAATATTCCCTCTTTACAAAAATCCCTATCCGTGGAAGCGGGTGATGATATTAACTTCGAGACTACTGTAGCGGGGAATAAAGTCTTATCTAAGGGCGAAGTACATTATAAATGTCCTACCAAACACATACCTCTATATACTGATATGGAAGATAGGCAAATAGAAGTACTCGGATCCTGTTTCGAAGCCTCCACTTTTAGATCAGAAGTCCGCATGTCATTAATATCGCATGATGTCGAGCGCATTATGGGTTGTCCCCAACTGTGGGGACCTCCTAAGGCTGAGTTTGAAACTGAACCTTATTACAAAGCCCTAGCGGGATATGGTAAAGCTTCTCTTGGCCCTTCGCCAAAAACTCTTGAAATGGCTATCATTGACTACACCACTCCATTATTGGAAGCTACTGCTGAGTTTACTAAGCATGTCCCTATGGTCCCACTAACTCCAGAGGAAACTATGGGTGGAATCTATGGGCGAAGATTTATTGATCCTATGCCTCGTAATAAATCCTGTGGATATGGTTTTAAGAGCAAATTGTCTGCACATTATGAATTGCTAGATGGAGTTGCGGAACTTAGTGACACGCTCCAACAGGAGATTGATGCAGCGATGTTGTGTTATCGTCAGAATAAGAGATATAATTTCATCTACAAAGCTTCTTTGAAAGATGAGCCTACATTACTCACGAAAAAGAAAATACGAGTATTTACTGGAGCACCTGTGGCTCAGAAGTATATTATCCGCAAATATTTTCTACCGCCAGCCACTATGCTAACTATATTTAGTGGGTTAAGTGAGCAAGCTGTGGGGATTAATGCCAGTGGCAGGGAGTGGGATGAATTGCACCACCACATCACGCAATTTGGTGATGATCGCATCATTGCTGGCGACTTCAAAGCTTACGATCAATCTCTACCAGTGAATGTAACTATTGCCACTATGCGCATTTTGATAGCCATAGCAGCAGCTGGAGGTTATAGCGAAGACGATTTAGCCATCATGGAGGCTGCTATACCAGACGTGGTTTCTGCTTATGTAGCCGTAAATGGCACATTAGTAAAACTCACCAAGGGTAACACTTCAGGCAATAACCTGACGGTATTTATCAACGGTATTGCCAATGCCCTTTTACACCGTTGTGCTTACTTTGACACCCTAGGGCTGACGGCCAGCCCATATAGGGAAAATGTAGTTAGTATGTTTTACGGAGATGATAGCTTAGGGGCTGTCCATAGTCGTTTAGGCAATAGTTACACTTGTGTTAATATTTCTGAACATATGTTAGTATATGGTTTAGAATACACAGCCCCTGATAAAACACCCATCATTCCTCCCTTTAGACCAAAAGGGGAGGTAAATTTTCTGAAGAGAGACTCTCTGTACATTCCAGAATTTGGGACGTACAATGGTTTGTTGGACGAGAAGTCTATTTTTAAATCTTTGCATTCCAATTTGGCATCAAAAGAATTGACTAGACACCAACTGGCAGCTGTTTGCATATGCGGAG